CGATAGATGCATTGTCAAAGTTTGTCCACTGAGCGTGTTCTGCAAGCATTGCTGTTTCGATTCGCTCGTTAAGCATAGTTGCCATGTTGTCTGCAATGTCCATGAAATCGCTAAAAGTCTTTTGTGCTAGGTCTGCTCGGTCAATGTGCTGAGCTGAACCGATGTAAGTGCTGATAGTGATTGTGTCGTCTGTGGTATCTACTGCTACTGATGTGTAACCAGTTCCACGAGTTCCTGTAAATGTTGAAGAATCTACTAGGAAAGGGTTATGGATAACAGATGTGTCTGTATAAATAACCTTTGTGATTTCTTTCCAAACTGCTGGTGCTGTTAGTCGTTCCTGAAGTTTTGTTTCAAACTCCTCTTTCTTGATAATTGCCATTGTCTTAATGTTTGATTAAATAATAATTTACTTAATCAGACACCTTTTACTGTGAGTTTATGAGTTGTAGAATGTACCTTTGGTTTCTTTGTTGAGTCGAGCGTTTATTACATCACGTCTAAGCTGAGTTTCTGAAGATGGTGGGAGTTCTCCTTTAGCAATCCAGTAGTCTACTGTATCTATTGAAGAATTTTTACCTCCTTTGCCTCCTCTTGGGTTAGCGTTGTCGGTTGTTGTCTGCTCTCGAAGTTTAGCAAGCTCTGACTGGAAGTATGTTGTTTCCAACAATGTGTCCAAGTCTTTGCCTGTTTCAAGTTTTAGCCTATTGGTCAAATCTATTTCCTTAGTACCTTTGATGCCGTTGGCAATCAAGTAGGCTTTCTGTCCATAGTCGAGGTTGTCTGATTTTCTTTCTGTTTTAGTTTCACCAAGTTCAGGATGCTTTTTAAGCAGTTGTTCTTGTTGTCGCTTTAGTCTTGAATATCTAGCTTCAGGAGATTCTGTAGGTTTCTCTACGTGTTTTTCTTCTGTAGTCTCTTCCTCTTGGAGTTCATCTTCAAGGTTAAGGTCTAGTTCTTCGTTGTTGTCGTATTCGTTTGATTCATTAGTCATAATGAGATGTTTTTATATTAGTCATTCGGAGGGAATGATACCTGTATGTAATAATTTTTAGATGGAATTATAACCAAAAGAAACTATGCCGCTTTGCACATGTAGCAATCCATTCCTGAGTCTTCACAGTTAAAACAACTGTACTTAGCAGGTGCTTTCTTAGGAGCTACATCCTTCTTAGGAGCTACTTTCTTTATTTTCTTGATAATTGCTTGGGTTATTTTTTTCATGTTACTTGTATTATACCACAATTTACTTATACAAAACAGTAATGTCTGCTGTTCCTGCGATAGTTACGAAACATCCGATGTTAAAGTTTGCTTCCATAAGGTCGATATAGCGTTCTCCTGTGGTTGCTATTACTGAAAGTGTCATAGTGTTAAAAAGAGTTGGGGTGGTTGCGGTTACAGCATCCCATACTTTAACTGTTCCTGATGTGTGAGAATTGACTACGATTCCTTTGATTACTCCTGAACCTGTTTTTACTAGGGTACTTGCTGTTATGTTTATATATTTGAATCCTTGCATGTTATTTTTTGTTAATTGTTAAACTGCCTCGTTATAAGGTGACTCTTCTCCTTTTGCTTCTTTTTTAATTGTCTTTAGCTTAGCGAATCCACTTTCGAGAAGGTGTGCTCCTTCGTAAAGTCCTCGTAGTTGCTGTCCTAGTTCGTCATTTGATACAGATCGTGAGTTTTGGTATGCACCTGCAATCTGATTAAAAGCTCCGTTAGTTACTTTTGCCTTAGTTGCTGAAGTGATTACCCCATCATCATACAACATAGCGAGTACTACTTTCTTAACTGCGTTAAAAGTCTGTTCATCGTTGCAAAAGTTTTCTATTTTAGTGATTTCAATATCTGATAACATATATTATTGGTTAATTGGTAAAGGAATTATACCACCCTCCTGTGTAGGTGGCAAACTTGGTTCTGCGGTTGGTACAGTAGGTGTAGCTGGTGCTGGAGGGTTTACGATAGAGCTAAAGTCTACAGGCATCATTCCTGAATACTCTAGGAGTTCATTGATAGGCTTTGCTAGTTGTTGTAGTGGTACACCAGAGCGTAGGAATGTGCTAATCATGTTTGACAATTTGTCTGCATCTCTAGCTAGGTATTTCTGCTTACCTGCTACGTTTATCATTACTTTAAGAGGGATTTTCTTAAGTTCTCCTTTGATTATTTCAAAGAAACCTCGTTGTCCTCTGCTCTTCATTTTCTGTTCTGCTAGTTGTGCAAAGATAGCCTGTTCTTCTTTACTTACTATTTTACCTTCAAGTGTTAGTTCTTTAATCCTTTGGTTAGAGAAGTTTATTCCCATTTTCTTTGTTACTTCCTGCATTTCATCAAGTGAAAGGTTCTCGGAGAAAGTCTTACCATTGTCCATTTCTTCTACGAGTAGAGGGAGAATGAAGTCTGGGTATACTTCGTCTGCAAAAAATATAGCGATTTTACCCTTTCGGTATTCGTGGATTCCTTCACCTTGCTGGATAACCTGATTGTTAAGTGCAAAAGGTGTTCCTGAAGAAGGGTTAAGTCCAAGAGATGCTTCTGAAGCAGAGCCAAGCATACGAGCGTTCATCTTCTGTCTGTCCTGTTCTGATTGAAACTGAGAGAAGTTTTGTAGTCCCATGTCTACACGAGAGATAGGTCGCCCTGGTTCGTGCTTGAGTACAGTCATCTCTTTAAGGTCTGAAATCTTCTTGTTACCAAACTCATCTGAGTCGGTTTGTAGAAGGTTTACAGAGCTATCGAGCATCTTCTTTAGTTTAATACCTGAGTAGTTATTCCACACTACAGGTTCAAATAGTCTTTCTACGATTGAGCGACCTGCTGCACGTCCATGTGAACGTACTTGGTCAATCTTTAGAGCCTTGAAGCGTTCAGATACACTAATTTCTTTTCCTTTATAAAGGCAGATACCGTTCTTAGTTCCTTCGGTGTCGGTGTAGTAAGTGATGATGTGAAGCTGGTTTGAATAGTCTTCTGACTCATCTTCTTCGTCTAGGTAGCTCTTAGGGAAGTTTCCACGCACTTCATACACTTCAATGTACTTAGATGGTGTTCGAGCTTTCTTTCCTCTAGCTGTGCTTACTTCCTTTTCTGCTTTTGCCATTACGATACACTCATCAATCTTATCGTTTTTCCATTTTCCTTTATATTCAAGAAGTTCAGGAACAGTAAGATAGTGTTTGATACCGATAGCTCCTGAGAGAATGTCTGTCTGGTCGCAGAACGCTAGGTCTTGAAGTTTAACTACTACAGGCACTTCACCATCAACCTTCTTCAAAAGGACAAGGTCAAAGATGATAGAGCTTTCTACTACTTCGTCAATAAGAGTGTCGAGTTTGTTCTTTCTAGCCCATTGTGGGTGGTAAGTCTTTACCAAGAAAGATAGGTGGTCTGAGTCTACATCATCCACATAAGGGACAATGTCCTTTACATCAAAGCCTTCTGTCCTAAAAGATACGTCTATAATAGGTGAAGCAATGTCGTCATAAGGGCGTGTGCCATCATTCTTTCCTTGATGAAACCATCCGTTAGCCACGTTCACACACCGTTCAATGTGTTCGGGAAAGTTCCAATCTTTTGAAGCTGTAATGGGTACTCTTTCTGTTTTAAAAGAGTTTTCTTCTATTTTAACGTAATCAAATATGTTCATCTACTTAAATATTAAATTTCTTATAATGTGTTCTCGGTATATCTTGTTTCGGTAAAATTGCTTTCCTTCTGGTAACAGGAACATTTTATCGCACAGTTTATTTCCTTCCTTTATCTTCATGATTATTTTAGTCTTCAACCATTGTGGCGAAAGAGTAAGCATTGTTTCTTCTATGTCGTTAGTATCAATTTTATATTCTTTGTCGTTCATAGTAACCACCATTGAATATTTTGTTTTTTCTATAGTTGTCATAGCTTAATGTATTATAACATGAAAGTGATAACTGTAACACTATTAAATTGCTGGGTTTATTTCTTCTGCTTCAAATGGGTCGTAGAGTTCTACAGGTTTAGCTGTTCGTGCGTGGTCTTTCATAGCCCAAGCAATGCAACACGCTACCAAAAGGTCAAAGTGTCTTGTGGTAAGTCTCACATCTGGTGCGTTGTCGATAACATCATTACGAGTATATGACTTTGCTTCTGCGATAAGGTCTTTATCATTTAAGGATATAAGCCCACTATCAATAGCCTCTCGAAGTGAAAGGAACATGTTTGATTTACTTAATGAGTTGGTGTTCCATCCAAAAGTAGTAGGGCGTGTTTCGTATATCTTTATAATTTTTCCTATTCCTGTGTAGAGTTTAGCTCCTAGTTGCTTTGCTTTGAGGATAGTTTGGTCAAACTTATTGTTCTCTGGTGCGATTAGACACCCACCAAAACGATTAGCTTGTGAGTAAATCTCATCTCCAAATGCTTCAGGTAGTATCTCGTTACTAGCAAAAGTTCCTACTACTTGTGCTGGTATGGTACTAAAGTCTATGAAGACCGAAGTTGATGAGTCGAGACCTACACCTCCTGCAATATCCATACCTCCTGCGTATCTGTGTGATGGATTGTACTTAGCAAAGAGCTTGAACCCTGCTATGACCTCTACAGGCTGTTTAATGGGCATACTGTCGAGCTTCTCTCTATCAAAGTAGACATCCTTTTGAGCAGATGGGGAGCAAAGCCTTTCACCTTCAAAGTCATCATCAGTCTTTTTCATTTCTTCTATGTTCTCTAGGGTGTATCTATCCCATGTAGGCTTACCATCTTTTATGATAGGAATAATTAAAACCTTTTTACGCACACTTTCCTTTTCTGTTACCAGTCTATGCACGTTCCCTTGTTCTGAAATGTAGTTACAGGTGTATACACAACCTCCGCCAAGTTCTAGTCCTGTTCGTGCTTCTTCCATGTTCTGCCATATTGAAAGAGTTATAGTTGCACTTCTCAAAGTCTTCTTTGATTCAAAGTCGTTCATCCAAATAAAGTCTGGTCGTGCTTCTTCTTGTTTAGCTCCTCGTTGTGATGAGCCTACAATGTCTGCCTGAACCTTTACTCCTGATTTAGTGGTGAACGCATCCTTTCGTTCTTCACGCTTAAATACAGTTCTTTCAAACACATCGTTGTAGACTTCTTTTATTCGTGGACTTACAAGCATGTTGTATATATCCGTTACACTTTGAACAGAGTTGGTGCCGTCATCTGATAAGACCTTAAAGTATCTTCTGCTACAAGCTGTGTCGTTTAGTATCACATAGGTGATAAACAGTTGTGTCTTTACATCTTTACCTGCACCTCGAAAGGCAATGTTTACAAAGGTGTCTAGCTTTCCTCGATACACATCTAAGTTGGATTGGTTAATCTCCTCATGGAAAGGTGCATCAGTACTCTTATGATATTGAACAAAGAAGTATCTACTAAATAGGTTGAACTTAAATAACACCTGTTCATCAGGCGTATCGTTGTTAAATGAAAAAAGATGCTTTAGCTCTTTAGCTTCTCCTCTATTGAGTATTTCCTTTATGTCCATTCATGTAGTTAGTTACGGCTTCATCTATCTTTGATTGAGTGTCTTGGTTAAGAGGTTGTCCGTCTTTACCTGTCTGCTCTGTTCTAGAAGCATATCCTTCATCTTTACCTAGTGTACTTGTTACATACTTAGCTAGGTCTGCTTGTATTCTTGCTAGTCCAATATCCATCTTACCTTCTTGGTCTGTTAGAGGGTATTCCATCAATTCTTTTATTTTATTTTCACCTTTCATCACTGCATTGAGCTTCCATAGCTTACCCCTGAACCAGTCTGTTCCTGTGAGTTGGTCTGAGTAGTCCTCTGTATACCCTGCTTTTATGCCTGATTGAGTTGCGTTTCCAAAGGTTTCTGACTTAGGAGTAGTGTAAAATTCCCAGCAGATTTTTTGTCTTGGGTCTAGTACGAACTGATTACTTCCATTTGGGTTTGAGGGGTTAGACATTTCCTTATATTATATCA